ACTTATGGAACAATACGAAATTCTTTCGCAGCAATTTGAAGAGAGCGGAAGAAAATGCATCTCTGCTACAGCAGATGGTGGAGAAAAGAAAAACCCCCTTGTTGCAACATTGGAAAATCTAAGAAAGGACATCTTGCAATATTCAGATAGATTGATGCTAAACCCAAAGGCAATATCACAATCAAAAACCATAAAGGAAGAAAACGGGCAGAGCTTGGCAGAGGTGTTAAAAGAAATTGGTAAAAAGCGATCTTAACGTAGTGATGAAATACGCTGAAAGCATTGTAAAGGGTTCCAAGGTTTCATGCAAGGAAATGAAGCAGTGTTGTCAAAGATTTTTAGAAGATTTAAAAGACGCAAGATGGGAATTCAAAATTGACGATGCGGAATTCGTTATCAGAATTATAGAGCATACCTTCTGCCATGCTCAGGGAGAAAAGCAAGACGGAAGCCCATTGAGAGGTACCCCGTATTTATTAGAACCGTTTCATAAATTTATCATTTACAATCTTTTAGGATTTTTTGTCGCTGGGACAAAAATCAGAAGATTTAAAGAAGCATTTATTTTCATTCCAAGAAAAAATACCAAAACAACATTTATCGCTTCTCTTTCCTGGGCACTGGGGCTACTGGAAAGGCGAAGCGGATCGAAAGTATATATTGTCAGTGCGGCGTTAAAGCAGTCATTAGAAAGCTTTGGGTTCATCCTTTATAATTTGCGCGGATTCAAAGAAAGTGGCGGTTTTAGGATTATAGATAACAATCAAGAACATAGCATTGCCGCAGACCTCGGAGACGGTTCTTTATTTATACAAGCTTTAGCAGCAAATCCGGACAGGCAGGATTCATTAAACTGTAATATCGCAATCGCAGATGAAATGCATGCCTACAAATCGCCTAAACAATATAACATTATAAAAGAAGCTATGAAAGCCTATACCAATAAATTGATGATAGGGATTACAACTGCGGGAGACAGCATGAATTCATTTTGTTATAACAGATTAGTATATTGCCAAAAGATTTTAAACGGGACTGTGAGAGATGCGGCGGCGGATGCATATTTTGTATTTATTGCAAAAGCAGATCAGGATGAGAATGGAGATGTAGACTATCTAAACCCGAAAATCCATGAGATGGCTAATCCGGGTTATGGAGTGACGATCCGTCCACAAGATATTATGAACGACGCTTTGCAGGCGCAAAACGATCCACAGCAAAGAAAAGATTTCTTGGCAAAATCACTAAATATATACACATCTGCGTTCAAAGCATATTTTAACATTGAGGAATTTAAGAAAAGCGATCGGCAATATGAATGGACTTTATCTGAATTGGCGAGGCTTCCCGTTCAATGGTACGGCGGAGCAGACTTGTCAAAATTGCATGATTTAACATCAGCCTCTCTATATGGTACATACAAAGACGTTGATATTATTATTTCACACGCATTCTTCCCGATAGTGGCGGCGCATATTAAAGCAGACGAAGACAATATACCGTTATTTGGATGGAAAGACTCCGGGTGGCTGACAATGAGCAATTATCCCACTGTAAATTATTCCGAAGTTGTAAATTGGTTTGTAGAAATGCGCAAAAAAGGGTTTAAAATCAAACAAATCGGGCATGATAGAAAGTTTTGCAGAGAGTATTTTATAGGAATGAGAACTGCTAAATTTAATGTTATTGATCAGCCTCAATATTATTATAAAAAATCCGAAGGGTTTAGACGCATTGAAAATAAGGCTAAAAACGGAAAACTATATTATCTTCACAATGAAGCTTTAGAATACTGCATAGACAATGTCAGCGCTATTGAAAAAACAGATGATATGATCATGTACGAAAAAGTAGAACCTAAAATGAGAATAGATATGTTTGATTCCTCTGTTTTTGCTTGCGTTAGAATGTTGGAAAATATGGAAAAACAGGAGAAATACAAAGGATGGTTTGATTAAAAACGGGAAGAGGTAGCAGATGGCAAAGAAAAAGAAAAATAAACTAAAAAAAAGAAGCGAAACGATAGGCTGGTTCTGCTCTCCAGAAGCTTATGAAACCCTTTGCGTTTCCGGATACTCAAAGCTATCCGATAATCCAGAAGTACAAATGGCAATCAACTATATAGCTGATTTGATTAGCGGGATGACAATTTATCTAATGAGAAACACAAGCAACGGAGATATTAGAATAAAAAATGAGCTGTCCCGTAAGATTGATATTGAGCCTTATAAAAACACAACCAAAAAAACATGGATGTATCAAATCGTTAGGAATATGATGCTATATGGAAATCAAGTTGTAATTCCAAAAACGGAAAACGGATATTTAATAGACTTGCAGCCTATTTCCCCCGCTGAAACATCGTTTATACAAGATGGGGAAGAATACCGGATACTATACAGAGGGAAAAAATATTTACCAGACGAAGTACTGCATTTCTTAATTAATCCAGATCCAGAAGCAATTTGGAAAGGAATGGGTTATAAAACTCCGTTAAAGGATATTGTGCACAATTTAAGACAGGCAGAAGCCACCAAAAAGGGCTTTATGGAAAGCAAATGGAAACCTTCGTTGATTATAAAAACAGATGGATTAATTGATGAGTTTTCCAGCAAGGAGGGAAGAAAAAAGCTATTAAGAGAGTATATAGAAACAAGCGAAGCCGGAGAACCTTGGTTTATCCCAGCAGAACAATTTGAGGTAGAAGTCGTTAAGCCTCTATCCCTGGAAGACTTGGCTATCAATGATGCGGTGACCATAGATAAAAAAACAGTAGCCGGAATACTAGGGGTTCCGCCTTATGTGGTGGGAGCAGGTGAATACAATACTGAAGAACATAGACATTTTATAGATAATTATATCCGCTCAAAAGCCCAAATCATTGAACAGGAACTTACAAAAAAACTCCTATACTCGCCTGACCTTTATTTCTATATGAACAGTCGGGCGCTGTACTCCTATAATATGAAAGAACTTTCGGAAGTAGGAGAAAGCTTATATGTCAGGGGAATTGTGACAGGGAATGAGGTAAGAAACTGGATTAGTATGCCGCCGAAAGATGAACTGGATGATCTGGTAATCCTGGAAAATTATATACCACGCGGAATGATCGGAGAGCAAAGCAAACTGATGGGAGGTGAAAAAGATGGATAAATCGGAAAGACAGGTAAGAAGCTTGCTGACTAAATTTGAAACAAGAGAAGAAGAAAACGGAGATCCTGTTATTGAAGGATACTTTTCGGTATTTGACAGCGACTATCAGCTTTGGGAAGGAGCGTCTGAAAGCGTAGCACCTGGTGCTTTTTCAGAAACGCTGGGAAATGATATCAGGGCTTTAATTGACCATGACCCACGGCTGGTATTGGGAAGGTGCAAATCTGGAACGTTGAAGCTAAGAGAAGACAGCAAAGGATTGTGGGGAAAAATTAAAATAAACCGGAACGATACAGACGCGATGAATCTATATGCACGCATTAAACGTGGAGATGTAGATCAATGCTCTTTTGGCTTTAATATTTTAGATCAAGATTTAACTCAAAGAGACGGCGGAGTTCATTGGACAATAAGAAAAGTGGATTTACATGAGGTTTCTGTAGTGACGTTTCCGGCTTATGAAGAAACAACGGTTACAGCTCGAAAACAGGACTACGAAGAAATTCAAAAAAGAAAAACGGAAATTTGGAAAAACGATATAAGAAAAAAAATTAAAGGGAGAAAAACAAAATGGCGCTAAAGGTATTAATGCTTAGAAAAAAATTGGACGAAAAAAAAGCGGCCTTAGAAGCTGCAAGAGCGGCCCTCAAAGACCTGGAAAAAAGGGAAACAGAGCTGGAACAAGACATTGAAGAAGCAAAGACGGATGAAGAAAAAAAGGTTGTAGAACAGGCAGTAAATGATTTTGAAAAAGATAAAGAAAAAAATCAGGAAGACACCAAAAGCCTAGAAAATGAAATTGAATCTATAGAAAAAGAAATAGGGGAATTGGAAAGGGCGCAAAAAGCAACGCCGGCAACCGCAAAAAAAAGAGGAGGAATAAATGAAATGGAAGATGAAGCAAAATATACTTACAGAAGCGAGGTGAAAATAAAGTCGCGTCGGAGATTGTTCGACACATTACCCATAGAACAGAGAAAAGCCATCGTAGCGCAAGAAGATGTTAAAAGCTTTTTAACAGAAATTAGGGGAATTAGCAAGCACAGAGGGCTTACAAATGCCGATTTAACAGTACCAGTTATTATGCTAGACGTTATCAGAGACAATATTGAAAGATATTCAAAACTGATAAATGTAGTAAATATGAGGCAGGTTGCAGGGGAAGCGCGGCAAAACATAGTCGGAACGCCTCCGGAGGCGGTATGGACGGAAATGTGCGCATCCATCAATGAATTAGGATTTGCGTTCAATCAAATCACAGTAGATGGATATAAGGTCGCTGGGTATATACCTGTATGCAATTCTATTTTGGAAGATTCCGATATTAACCTGTCAGCCGAAATTATTGAAATGCTGTCTAAATCTATTGGACTAGCATTAGATAAAGCAATTTTGTACGGAAAAGGTTCGTCTGGGAAGATGCCTACAGGGATTGTCACCAGATTGGCACAAAGCGTCAAACCATCTGATTATCCATCCAGAGCCCCAGAATGGCAGGACTTATCTACAAGCAATATTATTAAGATGCCAAACAATTTAACAGATAAAAACTTTTTCTCCGAATTTATTCTAAATGGGGCAAAAGCCTCCTCTGATTACAGCACAGGAAATAGATTTTGGGCTATGAGCGAATCTACATTAGCCAAGATTGTATCAAAAGCATTGACATTTAACGCTAGCGGGGCCATTGTAGCGCAAGTGAATAACACAATGCCTGTAATTGGAGGAAATATCGTCACATTAAACTTTATGCCAGATGGAGATGTTATAGGCGGATATGGCGATATGTACTTATTGGCGCAAAGGGCAGGCATTAGAATTGACCAGTCAGAACATGTGATGTTTATTCAGGACAATACTGTATTCCGCGCTAAAGCAAGATATGACGGTATGCCTATCGATCCGGAGTCTTTTGTGGCAATCAATATCAATAACGCAGAAGTTACAACAACAATGGAGTTTGAACCAGACAAAGCCAATAACACTATATCAGAAATTTGAGCATTGAGGGAAAACAAGTGGATGAAACAAAAGTGATCTTGTTAAAGCATGACTTACAAATATTGCATGAAAAGCAGGATGAATACTTAAAGAACCTGTTGGATATGTCCGCATCCATGATAAGGCGAGAAGGCATTGAATTAACAGAAGATATTGAAGATGTTGGATTGCAAGTGATGTATGCGGCATATTTATACCGGCACCGTGCAGAAAAAGAAAATGCGATGCCCCGAATGCTGCGGTATGCCTTAAACAATAGACTGCTGTCACAAAAAATGAAAACAGAAACCCCGGATCCAGATCTGGAACCGGGGCCGTCCCCTGAACCAGAGCCAAATCCAGAACCCGATTTGGAACCAGAAGAGGTGATCTAAATTTTACATAGTGACGGGATTGTAACGATTTACGATTTGCGGGACGGGTCAGCGCCAGACAAACGCAAATTAAGAGAAAAAAGCCAGCATTGGTATGGAGAAAGGACAGTAGGCGTTACGAGGCTTTATGCTGCCAAGCAAGCAAATTGTACAGTTGATATGCTGCTTGAAATTTGGGAAGATCGGGAAATAAAAACAAATCAATATGCCATTCCAGAAGATGGGCAGCAATACAGGATTACAGAAGTGCAGCATACATTAAATGACGCCGGATTGAAAATATCTCTTTTGACATTGGAAAGGATGCAAAAAAATTATGAATTGGAGCAGGATATGGAAGATATCAGAGGCGCTCAAGAAAGTAACGGATAAAGTATATCATTTTGATGCCGGAGGGTCAGAAGCCCCTTATATTGTATGGGGAGAAGATGGGTCGACAGATGAATTTTATGCCGACAACAAATTGGAATCCAGATTCATTACAGGAACTGTGGACTATTTCACCAAGAATACAGAAGATCCGAATCTGGAAAAAATTGAGGATGCTATAGAATCCATTGGAATGATATATCATCTTAACAGTGTGCAATATGAGGACAACGCAGGAATAGTACATTATGAATGGACGTGGAAGCATGGGCAAAGTAGAGCCGAGTGGAATTGACGGAACTATACTATATTTGCAAAACCTAAAAAATACATCAGAAACGATTATAAAAGAAGCTGTATATGAAGGCGCAAAAATATTAGCAGATGAAATCAAGCGCGGACTGGTTGAAAATTTAAATAGCACTGAATCGGTATCTAAAAATGGGAATGGGAAAAAGAAAGCAACTAATTCTAGCGGAGACTTGATAAAATCATTTGGGATTGCCCCTATTAAAAAAATGAATAATTGGGAGATAAACACAAGAATCGGATTCCACGGAAAAGATAGAAGGGAAACTGCAAATCAGTTAAAAGCCAGAGCTATGGAGAGCGGAACGAGTAAGCTTAAAAAAAGACCATTTGTGCGTCCTGCGGTAAACCGATGCAAAAGTAGAGTAAGGGCCACAATAGACAATCAAATCAGGCAAGAAATTAAAAGAGTCGCAAGAAAGGGATGATTAAATGGCAGGAGTTGGATTAGCAATACCAATCGCAGCAAGATATATAGATGATGGAAACGGAAACATTTCATACCAAAATGGGCTAAGATTTGCTAAAGCGGTAGAATTTTCTACAGAATTTGGAGACAACAAAGCCAATAATCTTTATGCGGATAACGGGATAGCCGAAACACAGAATATGTTTTCAGGCGGAACTTTAACACTAACAACAGATGATTTGGATAATGAAGCCAGCAAATTGATTTTAGGAATCACCGAGAAAGAAATTACATATAATGGGAAAAAAGTTTCTGTCTTAGTAAATAAAGCAGATGACGTAAGCCCTTATTTAGGATTTGGAGTTACTATAAAACGACAAAAGGACGGAAAAGCGATACACACGGCAGTAATTCTTCCAAAGGTATCTTTTAGCGTTCCTGCCGATTCAGCAACCACTCAAGGAGAAAGTATCGAATGGAAAACACCTTCTTTGTCCGGCACCATTATGCGTGATGATACACCTGAGCACAATTGGAAATATAGAGCAGACTTTCAGACCGAAGCCGCCGCAGGAGAAATTTTTAAAAAAGTTTTTTAAAAAAGTTTTTGTATCTCTATTTCCTATGTTTATTATAAATGATTTCTTAATTAATGCAAATTTACCATTTTACTTTTATAAAATATTTAATAAGCCTTTTAAAAGAATTTTTAAAACTAGTGGCATCTGTGCTTATGTTTTTATTATGAGTTTAATAAGTGGGACACCCAGCAATGCTTATATTTTAAAAAATTTAGTAGAAAGAAATAAACTTACAAATGAAGAAGCAAGTCATTATTTATACTTTACTTATTTTTCTAATCCCTTATTTTTAACTTTAATGTTATCGCAAATATTTCCAATAGATATCGTAATTAAAATTATAATTATACATTATATAAGTAATATTTTTATTGGTATTATTTTAAGAGGGAAAGCACCTAATATAAGTAGTGAAAACTTAACTCTGAC